GAGCCTCTTCGGGAGACGGAGGCTGTTGCTGCTCTTGCTGCGCCTGAACGCGTAGGCGGAAATCTTTCGGTGCGCCGCTGTAGACAAGGATCTGATTGAACAGGCTGATCAGCTGATCGAGGCCTGCAGCCTGAGCGAGCACTGGGTTCGAGAAGATCGACTGGAAGGTCTGGATCATCGTGGCAGCCAGCTTGGTGTCCACGATGCGATCAGCACCTTCGCGATCTGAAGAGAATGCATCGATGTCCAGCATCGACTTGCTGCCCTTGACGCCAACCTTGGCATCGGTGCCTGTCATCTCCTCAACCTTGAAGCCCATCTTGTTGAGAGCCTCCTTCTTCACCTCGTCCATATCTGCCACCTCAGCGATGATCTCGTCATCGGAGTATGACATCATAGCATCATAGAGCAGCTTCTTGCGTGCCCTCACAGCGGAGTCGATGAAGGAGCCTGTTAGCTGGAGCCGGTTGCTGGTGTTTGCGGCGATGATTTGTACTTCTTGAGCAGTCTGTTCGTGAGTCGCCGGAACACCAATCTCCTGAGCGGAGTAGCCCAGTACTCGCTCCATCATCGACAGAAGCTGATTCACCGCTCCAGCAATCTCCATCGAGTTGCCCTGAGGAAGCTGCACTGGAGTGAACGCATCGCGCTCAGACTGCTGCTGCCAGCTCAGCTCCTTCTTGGAGTAGGGGATGAAAGTGACGCCTCGATATTTCTTCTCACCAAGGTTGTTGATGATCTCGACGTACTTCTGGTCCACCACGTCAGCGTTCCAGAAGACGATTCGCTCGAGGTTCTGCTTAACAGTCAGGATGTACTGGCTGAGCAGGTTGGACATGTGGTCTTGGAACGGCAGCAGCTCCAGAGACAGTGACGTAGGACGAGCAGTTCCAAGGTCTGCATCGTACATGTAGGCCACAAGCGGATTGTAGCCCAGTACGGCAGCGTGGCTGACAGTATGGCTGCCCGTATGGACGAAGCGCATCCAGACCGGCTCATCGTAGTCGAAGAGGTTCCACTCCGAAGGGATCAGCTTCTGGAAGTACGACACAACCGTCACACCCTCATCGAGATGGTGCATGTTGTACCGATAAGCCTCGTTGGTCCGCTCCGTATCGCCAACGCCAGTGCCGGATCCGGAATGGCTGTTGACTGTAGGGAACCGAAGCATGCAGGGGTTCAGCTCTCGGTAGTAGTTGTACTTCGAGAGGACCCATGAGCCGTACTTGAACTGGATGTTCTCAGTGTTCCAGAAGTCCTTGTTGTTCTTGACGTCCTTGTAGCGGAGAACGTTCCAGAACCCAGCGTACTCAATTCCGGTATCGGTATTGGCTGTCGTGAGCCGGTAATTGAGATCGTAGAAGGTGCGGGAAGGATGAGGGATCTCGAAGCGGACGCCCTCCTTCACAACCTTCTTCTTCTCTTTGCCGTCCTTCAGGAAGATCTGCTTCTCGCGGTAGAAGTCTTCCGATGGGAAGTTGATGCAGGTTCCGTACTTGAGCATCTGGAGAATGGATTGTCGCTCGTCCTCGCGATAACCCATATCCTGAACCATTCGCTGAATGCGGCTGGTAATGATCTCGCAGCGGATCCGATTGTCCAACGTCTGCGAAACAGGCTCATACTTGTAGAGCGGATAGATGTCACGATCGTTGAACAGCTTGGCCCAACGCATCTTCGTGTACGACTGAACCAGCGGAACAAAGACGTTGAAGAAGGTTGGCATGTCCAACTTCATCAACTTCTTGCCGGTCTTGTCGCAGATGGCCTGACCGTTCTTGTCGCACAAAGGCGACATCATGTTGTTCAGTCGGGACGTCAAACCCCAGCTGGTCATCGCCTCCATCACCTTCTCGCCGCTGACACCATTGGCGAGCAATCCCTCGACGAGGGTGTAGGTGATCTGGCGCTGAGACACGTCGTACGCCTGATCAATCGCGTAGATGGTCCGAGCGTCGTTCAGGTTCCTCTGGATGCCTTCGTCGATGCGCGTGGCGTTGAGGTCGACAAGTTCCTTGATCTTGTCGTCCATCACCTCTGCGGTGAACTTCGCCTTGAGCTTCTCAGGCGTAGCTCCTCGCTTTGCCAGCAATTCCAGATCGACCATAGAATGACGGGGTTATTTCCCCTTCGGGCCGCCCATCATAATGAGGATGCCCAGACCCTTACCACGCTTTTTAGGCATCGGAGCTTCCTCTTCGGAATCGTAGGACTCCTCTTCGTCCATACCCTCCTCAGAGTCCATAGCCATCTCGTCCTGCTCGACTTCCTCAACCGAAGCGACGATCTCGGAATCAGTCTTGGAAGTGATCGTTATGGTGGCGCAGATCTCCATCTTTTCGCCAACCTCGAGAGCATCGATTGCGCTGTCGAGACCATCACGCTGCAGTTTGATTTCGTTCATTTGGTGCAACTTTGAATGGAGTCATCCCCGCCTTTAAGTGCATTGTCCACGCAAAGTCGTAGCTCCTGCATGCAAGACTCCAGCGGGCGGTGGTTGCCGAATCTGTTCCCAAAGGGGTTCGAGGTCTTCAACAACTACAGCCGATATTTGATGGTGGACGGTCCACGTAAGGCGGGTAAATCGCTCGCTATTGCCAATCGGGCCGCAAGACACCTGTTCGAGAACAACAACGCCATTGTTGGGGTCATCACCAAGACCCTCAAAAATGGTAAGGTTGGTGTCTGGAGTGACATAACCAGAACGGTCCTTCCGGAATGGATCGATGCTGGGTTTGGGATGAAATGGATCAAGGAGCCAACGATGGACGTCGCCACCAAGATGTCATTCGCAAGGGTGCGCAACGCATTCGGTGGAACCTCTGAGATTCAGCTGCACTCTCTTGAGAACGTTGGCGAGGCTGAGCAGAAGTTCAAGGGGACGCGTTTCTCAATGGTCTGGATCTCTGAGGCGGACCAGTTCGAGGAGCGGATTGTGTTTGATTCCCTATCCGACCAGCTTCGCGTGGTTGGAATCCCGTACGAGAACCATCAGCTGATCGTCGACCTGAACCCTCCAGAGCTTGGCGTGAACCATTGGCTGGCTGGCGTGTGGTTCCCGAAGATGGCGGATGGAGAAAACAGGGACGACTCTTACGGTCGAATCCAGTTCACGATCGACGACAACATCTTCCTAGACCCACGCGAGAAGAAGGACCTCATCTCCAAGTACAGCTACGACAAGCAGCTGTTTGCCCGCTACGTCAGGGGCGAATGGGTTGCAGATGTATCAGACACATATTTCTCAGACGTCTTCGTAGAGTCCACTCATGTGGTTGGTACCGCCACGTCGGCCACCGAAGACGAATGGGATGTGATTGTTCCGAACAGAAACTGCATCGAGCTGTACACAGGATGGGACCTTGGTGACGTCAACCACGCCTGCTGCATCGCATGTAAGCGCGAGGACGAGAATGGAAACAGCGTCTTCGACATCTTGGACGAGGTAGTCGTCATCGACCGGAAGCTCAGCATCGCCGACTTCACCTATGCGGTCATCGAGCGGATGGAGAAGTGGGAGGAGTTCATCAAGCGCGAGTACGGCCACGAACGGATCATGTGGCGTCACTGGTCCGACAATAGCGCTTGGCGTTATAGGGCGGCATCAGATGTCTACGACGAGCTGGTGGTGAGGCAGGTCAGCCAAGGCAAGATCGTGCTGAATGCGGTCACAAAGGGATCTGGATCAGTGAAGCAGCGCATCAGTCTGATGAAGAAGCTGCTTTTCAGTAGGCGAATCTACTTCTCAGCCCAGCTGTCCAATACCATCAAGATGGTGAAGGAGCTGAAGCCAGGACCGAACAAGGCCGAGCCGATACGTGATGGCGACAAGAACAAGCACATCTTCGATGCCGTCACCTACATGCTGATCTCAGAGACGCCAATGGACATCGAGCGCCGCTTCGCGCCAACAGTGAAGCCGACAGTTGTGTTCACGCAGTGATGATGAAGCTGACCTACTCTGAGGAAAAAGACGTTGAGCTGTGGGTGCTATCTGGAGCTGCGTGGTCGGTTCCAATGCGGCTCAG